TCAATCTCTTTAGCAAGTAATATTAAATCTGCAACATTTGCTAAAGAGATTGATAAACAAATAGCTAAAACAGTTATTGAAGATGATACAACTTTAGATCAAATTAATTCTGAGATAGATGGTAACACAACTGCTATTGGAGAATTTCCACAACAACCAATAACATTACCTACAGTTTAATGTGGCACAAGATTTATTACAACAGCTACAATCAATTAGAGCAAAAGCTGTAAACAATTTAGAATCACAACATCAAAAACTATTAATAGATACTTTACAAAACTTAGAAAAAGAAGTTGTAAGAATTGTATCTGAATTGCCTATTCAAGAAGGTGCATTATTTAATACAAGATTAGCTATTGAGATTAGACCAAAATTACAACAAGCGATTGAAGATTTATACCTTACTAAAGTTCAAACATTTATAAATGACTATGATAAGATTGCAGGTACGATTGTAGCAACTTATGGAAAGCTTCCTATACCAAACGAGTTTAAACAAATAACAGAAGCAGATTTAGTTACTATTCAACAATTAAAAAAAATAGCATTTAGTCAATTTCAAAATCTAGCAACAGAATTTAGCAATACATTAGCACAAGAGGTTTATCAAAGTACATTAGTAGGAAAACAATTTGCAGATGTAGTACAAACTATTAGAGATAAAATTAATGGTATCTATCAACAAGCTGATACTAGAAAACAAAAAGAATTAGTTCATTTTGTTCAAGCACAAAGAATTGCTGGTAAAACAAATACAGAAGATTTTAAAACTGCTGTAGATGAACTTAAACAATCTTATGGTTCAACAGTTACAGGTGCTAACTTAGCAGTTTATTCTTCTCAAATAGTACAAGATGCTTTAATGGGATTTGATGGACAATTTGCAAAGTATAGAGCAGATGAATTGGGTTTAACTAGCTATATTTATTATGGTTCAATTATTAGAGATAGTAGAGATTTCTGCGTAGAACACGCAAATCAAATATTTACTGAAGATGAAGCTAGATCATTATGGCAACAAGATTGGCAAGGCAAATCAGGTAGCGACCCATTCTTAGATAGAGGTGGATATAATTGTCGTCATCATTGGCAACCAGTAAATCCTGATTGGGGTACTATCAAAGAAGATGGTACTTTTGAATACACAGCAGAATAGAACATTTTAGCAACAAGTTTGTTGCATTTTTACAATTTCCTTGATAATTGACAATTATAACAATATAGAAGGAGAACAAACAATGAACGACAAAGTACAAGAGTCGGTTGAGAATACAGCATCTCAAGACAATGCTGGAGTAAAAGAAGTTTCTGAAACAACTTCAACTGAGAACAAAGTTTTTACTGCCGAGCAGTTAGAACAAATAGTTCAAAGAAGATTAGAACGATATAAAAAAACTGTTTCTAATAAACTTGATGGCATAGATATTGAAGAAGCCAAAAAGTTACTTGAAGAAAAGAAACTTAAAGAACTAGAAATCGCTAAACAACGTGGCGAGTTTGATAAAGTTCTGAAGGAAACAGTATCAAAAAAGGATTCAAAAATTCAATCGTTGGAATCTGAATTAAAAAGGATTCGTATTGATGAAACATTAGTCAATGTAGCTTCGCAATACAAAGCTGTTAAACCAGCAGAAGTAAAGCAACTACTTAGAAATAATGTTAGATTGAACGATCAAGGTTCTGTTGAAGTTATCAACGAAGATGGAACTCCTAGATACTCAGATAAAGGCGAACCAATGTCAGTTAATGATTTGGTAAGCGAATATTTAAAAAACAATCCTCATCATGTGATGGCTACTCAAAGTGGTAGTGGTTCACAAAGTAAGATTGGTGGTGCATCGCCTAAGCAAATAAAAATAGGTGATCTTGATTTAAGTAATCCGAATGACAGAAAAGTTTATGCTGAAATGAGGAAACAACGAGATCAGGGTTTATTAAAAATGAAAATAACAACTAACAACTAACTAAAATAAAACAATGGCTAATGAAACAACAAGTTCTACACTATCGGAACTTTATACAAATATAACACAAGAAGCGATCTTCACATTCCAAGAAACATCTGTGATGAGACCACTTGTAACTTTATACCCTTTAATGGGTTCTGGAAAAGTGGCAGAAGTGCCAGTTTACCCAGCTATCAGTGCGGCGGCAGTAAACGAAGCAACTGATCTATCTAATACAGCAGTAAACCCTACTTCAGCTACTATCACAGCTTCTGAAGTTGGTGTTATGACAACTCTAACTGATCTAGGTGCTAATTCAGCTTCTAGAAATGTTGGTGCTGATATTGGTAAATTATTCGGAGAAGCAATCGCTAAGAAAGTTGATACTGACTTAGTTGGATTATTCTCTAGCTTCACTACAAATACTGCAGGTGCTGCAGGAACAGAATTAACTGCTGATCTTTTATTCAAAGCTCAAGCTCAGTTAAGAACTTTATCTGTACCAGCTCCTTACTATGCTGTGTTTCACCCTAAAGCTCTTTTCAATTTGAAAAAGACTTTAACACAAGCTGGTTACGGAACATCTTCTTACGCAGTGTCTGACATTGGTAACGAAGCATTAAGAAACGGATATATCGGTAGAATTGCTGGTATTGATGTATTTGAAAATGCTAACTTATCTATTGATGGTTCTGATGATTCAGTTGGCGGAGTATTCCACCCTGCATCTATTGGTTTAGCTATGAAAGAAGATTTCAAAGTAGAAACTCAAAGAGATGCGTCTCTAAGAGCTACTGAAATTGTTGCTTCTATCGTTTATGGTAAAGCAGTAGTTAAAGAATCTTTCGGTGTAGCAGTAACAACTGACGCAGCATTTTAATTAATGCTATTTTGGTGGGGGAGTAAAATCCCTCACCAACTACAATGAAACAGATAGACAGTCCAAAAACAGTTTTACATTTTAAAAACAAGGATTATGTTTATCGCTATGTGCTAGTAGATAGATTTAAACATACATCAAACGCACATTACGGATTTGATAAAGAACTAGGAATGACTGAAGCAGAAATATTTGCTAAAGTAACTCCTAGAAAAATAAGAAGAAAATATATTATAAAGGATTAACAAATGGCAAATTTTTCAACTGACACAGATTTAACATTCTATCAACCAGATATTTTAGGATTTGGTATAGCATCATTCACAACTCCAAATGATTATCATGCACAAGCAAGAGCAGATATTGAAAGAGATTTAAGAATTAAATGGTATCCAGTTTATGTTAAACAAACTTATAGAGATATATCTTTGCTTAATACAACTGAAATGAATCCAGCATTATTAACTGATTCACAATTTAAAAGATTATCTGTTTATAAAGTAATTGGTTCTTATGCTTGTCCACAATTAACTAAATATAATTCAAATGATAATCCTGACAGATTTCAAGTAATGATGAAACACTATCAGCAACTATATGCAGATGAATTTGATTCTATTTTAAAAGATGGTGTTGAATATGATGCAGATGATTCTAATACTGTAGCAGATTCTGAAAAAGCACCTTATCATAGACTTCAACTTATCAGATGAAAATAACTGTTGAAGATAACCTAAAAGAAGTCTCAGCAGAAGTTCAAAGAGATATTATAAATCAACCAAATGTTTTACAAAAAGCATTAGGAAGAACTGCTGAGTTCATAATGTTCTTAATTAAAAAAAGAACAGCTATTGGACAAGATTCAGAAGGAAGACAATTTCCAAAATATACTTCAGTTTATGCTGGGTTTAGAAAAAGCAAAGGCAGACAAGTTGCTTATCCTGATTTAAACTTTACTGGTCAAATGTTATCTAATATGACTCAAAGATCAACACCAAGTTATGCAATCATTTACTTTGCAAATAAATTTCAAGCTGTTAAAGCTATGGGTAATAATAACAAACGTAAATTTTTCACAGTTGGAGAAAAAGAATTACAACCAATTATGAATGTATTTATGAATGAATATAATAAACTTACAAATAGATAATGAGCAAAAGAGAAGATATAGCATCAAATATAGTTTCTGTTTTAACAGCAGTAACATCACCTATTACTTTAAAAAAAATTACTAGAGAACCTTTTAATGTTGATGAATTATCTGAGCAACAATATCCAGCAATATTTATTCAATCAGGAAATGAAATAAGATCAGATGAAACAATGTCATCTTCAACAATTACAAGACAAGCACAAGCAGATTTTGTTATAATTGGTTATGTCAAAGGAACTACAAGTAATATTGACACCAAACGTAACGAACTCATAACCACTATTGAAACTACATTAAATAATGATAGAACAAGAAATGGATATGCGAAAAATACTCAGGTCGTAGAAGTATCTACTGACGAGGGTGTTTTATTTCCAATCGGTGGAATCAGAATGGTAGTGAGGGTAATGTACCAATACACTTCTGGTACACCATAATACTAACAAGGAGAACATAAAATGGCAGGAAACGTACACACAGGGTCAGAAGGAACAATTAAAATTGGAACTGACACTTTAGGAGAACTTAGAAGTTATACACTAGAAACAACTGGTGCAACTATTGAGACTTCTAACATGGGAACAACTGCAAGAACATATAAAGCTGGTTTAACTAGCTGGACTGGTACTGCAAGTTTATTTTGGGACGAATTAGATGCTGCACAAACAGCTTTAACAGTCGGTTCAGAAATAACATTAAAAGTTTACCCAGAAGGTGCATCAGCAGGAGACAAATATTATACAGGTTCAGCTATCGTAACAGCTAAATCAGTTAATGCTTCTTTTGATGGATTAGTTGAGTCATCAATTTCTTTTACAGGAAATGGTGCTTTAACATTATCAACAGCAACATAATAAATTAATTAAAAAAGGAAGAATATGAACGTAATAGATAGAGTGAAGGCACAATTTGAATCTTTAGGAGTTAAAAAGATTGAGGTTGCTGAGTGGGGCGAGGAAGGCAAACCTTTAACAATATACTGCACACCATTTACACTAGCAGAAAAAAGAAACCTATTTAGAGGTGCTAAGAATGATGATCTAGGAGTATTAGTAGATGCAATCGTTTTAAAAGCCAAAAATTCTGATGGTGAAAAAATATTTAAGCTAGATGACAAACAAGTATTATTGAATAATGCTGACGCAAATGTTATAGCTAGAGTAGCAACAGAAATGTTGAATGGTGTTTCTTACGAGGAAGCTGAAAAAAAGTAAGATTTGACCCTGAGCTTTATTCCATACTAGCACTAGGTCATGAATTAAAAAAGAGTATGGAAGAAGTTCTCTTGATGACTCAAGATGAATTTCATTATTGGATAGCTTATTTTACTGTGAAGGCAGAAAAAGAAAAACTACATAATGCAAGATCAGAACATAAAAATACGCATAGACGCAGTTGATAACACCAAGAGAGCATTTACAGAATTACAAGGTTCATTAAAAGAAACAAGCACAAGTCTATTTACTTTTCAAAACGCACTTAAAACTTTTATTACTGCTGAGATAGTACAAAGAACATTTAATCTAATGTCATCTTTCCAAGATATGAAAGTATCTTTAGATTTTGTTACTGGTTCTGCTGAAGATGGTGCAAAAGCATTTAACTTTTTATCTAAATATGCAGAAACTTCTAGATTTAACGTAAGAGAATTATCAGATGCTTTTGTATTGCTTTATAGATCAGGAATAAATCCTACAAAAGAATTATTAAAATCTTTTACAGATACTGCTTCTGCAACAGCTAAACCATTAGAAACTTTAAATGATTTAATATTATTATTTACTAAAGGAACTGAAGGTGGACTTGGTATATTACAATTCAGAAGATTAGAAGCAGATGGTATTCCAGTATTCAAATTATTAAGAGAACAATTTGGATTAAGCAAAGCTTCAATAGAGGAGTTCTTAAAAACAACAGAAGGTTCTCAATATGTATTAGGATTATTACAAAAAGCTTTAGCAACAACATTTACAGGTTCTGAAGAAATAAGAGCAAAAAATTTATCAAATTCATTTAACGATTTAATTAACGCATCTGAAAGATTAATTGCTTCATTAGGAGAAGGTGGATTAAACAAAACATTAGCAGAAACATTTAGATTATTAACAAACCTTATTAATTTATTTAAAGAAACTCCATCAGATTTAGGTTCTGGTCTTGGAGTTCTTGTTAAAGGATTAAACTATGCTCTTGAAAGTTTAAACAAAGGAATAAAAGCATATCAAGATGCTAAAAAAGGATTCTCTGATTTTATAACTGGTAAAACAACACAAGAACAAAAACCAACTGATTTTAAACCACCAGAAGTTTTACCTGACCCAACTTTAATTGATACAATTTATGGTCAATTAAATACTGCTTTAGTTGCAATTCAAAATCAATGGAAGTCAATAAATAAAACAATAGCTGAAGGAACTGTTGGTGCTATTAAATCTGTATCTCAAGGAATTGCAGAATCAATTATTCTTGGAAAAAAACTTGGTGATACAATGAAAGAAATTGCTCAAAAAATATTAGTAAACATTATAAGTAAATTAATAGAAGAACAGTTATTAAGATTAGCTATATTATCTATTGAAAAAATTAGACAGATATATGATGAAAATAGATTAAGCAGTTTATCTAGACAAAATAGTTTATTACAATCTCAATTAATATTAGAAAATGGTATTGCTGGTGCTAGAGCTGCACAATCTAGTTATGGTGGCGGTGGTGGCGGCGGTGGTGGATTTAATTTAGGTACATTAATTAATATAGGTTCTACTTTATTTGGATTTGCTGAAGGTGGAGATGTTAAAGCTGGTGTTCCAATCACAGTTGGAGAACGTGGTAGAGAAGTATTTATGCCTAAAACTGATGGAAAAATAATTCCAACTGAAAAACTTGGTGGTGGAACTGTTTTAAACTTTAATATTAATGCAACAGATGTTAAAGGAGTACAAGAATTATTAATAAATAATAGAGCAACAATTACAAATATTGTTAATCAAGCTCTTAACGCAAGAGGTAAATCTAATTTAGTATGAGTGGTACATTTCCTTCAACACCAATAGCAAATTCTGTAGCAATTAGTTCAGAACAAAATACTATTGTTTCTGTAACAACTTCTGGCAGACGACAAGCAAGACAAATTGATGGTCAAAAATTTAGATTAAGAGTTTCTTTTCCACCAATGACTAGAACTGAATTTGCACCTATTAATGCTTTCATAATGAAACAAAGATCGCAATTAGAATCTTTTACTTATGCTCCACCAACAATATCTACACCTCTTGGAGTTGCAAGTGGTACAATATTAGTTAATGGTGCTATTAGTGCTGGTGCTACTTCTTGCTCAATAGATGGTATGGCAAATAGCACAACAGGAGTATTTAAAGCTGGAGACTATTTTAGATTCACTGGACAAACTAAAGTTTATATGGTTGTTTCAGATGTATCGTCAAATGGTTCTGGTCAAGGAACATTAACTTTTGAACCACCATTAAGATCAAATGTTGCTGATAATGCAGTTATCATTTATTCAGGAGTTGATTTTACTTTAGGATTAACAAATGATATTCAAGAATTTAATATAGGAACTGAAAACTTATTCCAATACGAAGTTGATCTTATTGAGGTTCTGTAATGACAAGATCATTAAGTGGAACTCTTACAACTGAACTTGCAACAAATAAATTAAATCCAGTTAATCTAATATATATTGGTGTAAGCACAGGAAGTTATTATACAGATCATTATAAAGATATTACATTTAACGGAAATACTTATTTAGCATCATCATTATTACTTGGTGTATCAGATGCTAGTGAAAGTTCTGAAGTAGCTGTAAATGATTTAGTTTTAAAATTTAGTGGTGCAGATCAAACTATAATTTCATTATTTCTCAATAATGATTATATGGATAAGTCAGCACATATATACAGGGGATTTTTAAACGATTCACAAGCATTAATATCAGACCCATTTCTTTTATTTGAAGGAAGAATAGAAAATTTTAACATTGATGAAACAGATACATCTTCTGAAGTTAGTATTTCTATTGCTTCACATTGGGCAGATTTTGATAAAGTCGCTGGTAGAAAAACAAATACCAATTCTCAAAAACTTTACTTCTCTACTGATAAAGGTTTTGATTACGCATCACAATCAGTGAGAGAAATTAAATGGGGCAGAGCATGAATGACTTCTACCGAATTATTTCGGTTTATAGACATTTTGAAAAATATAATAAACACACTTATGCAGAAATCGCTAATCACATACTTCCATCATTTAATCTTGGACAATATCAACTCCATAGAGACAAAGGAGAAATTATTGGATATACAAACTGGGCATTACTTAACGATATAGTAGAACATAGATTTATGAAAACTGGAATATTAAAAACTAATGAATGGAATTGTGGAAACAATCTTTGGCATATTGAAACATTAGCTAAAAGAAATTTAAAAGAGATTATGGCTTGGACTAAAGATCATTTTACAAACTTATATGGATATGAAAAACCAATTAAATGGATAAGAGTTAAAGATGATAAGATCGTTAAGCATCAAGTAAGATATACTAAACCAAGTTGGAATTTAGGAGCAAGATTAAATGGGTAGTATATTCAAAGCAGTATCATCAGTATTTTCTACTGTAACAAAAGTTGTATCAAGTGCTATATCTTGGTTACAACCTGTTAAACCACAAAAGTTTTCCTACAATCCACAAGTTAATGAAGCAGCACAAGGAATATTATTAAATAAAGATTCTAATAATTCACAAATACCAGTTGTATATGGACAAAGACAAGTTGGTATATCTAGAGTATTTGTTGAAAGCTCAGGAACTAATAATACATATCTTTATGTCGCTGGAGTTCTTTGCGAAGGTGGTGGAAATGGAATTGAATCTATTGATGAGATTTACATAGATGATAAATTAGTTACTTGGTCTGGTTCATTAACAGATGGAACATTAAGAACAGTATCAAGTTCTGATACTAACTTTTATAAAGATGGTGCTAGTTTAATATCAGCACAATGTTTTTATGGATTAGACAATCAATCAGCTTCTTCTTTACTAGACGAAAGTACAAATTGGGATTCTAATTATAAACTTTCAGGATTAGCTTACGTTGCTTTTAAATTTACTTGGAATCAAGATGCTTTCAATGGATTGCCTGATGTTAAAGTAACATTAAAAGGTAAAAAAATTTATGACCCAAGATTAGATTCAACTAAAGGTGGTTCTGGTTCTCATAGACAAGATACTGCCTCTACTTGGACTTATACTGACAATTCTGCATTAATACTTTTAGATTATTTAAGAAACACAAGATATGGAAAAGGTTTACCAAATTCTGCTTTTGAAACTAATTACGATTCATTTAAAACTGCTGCAACACTTTGCGAAACACAAGTAACACCATACACAAGTGGAAGCACAATAGATTTATTCACTACAAATGCAGTTATAGATACATCTCAAAAAGTTATAGACAATGTAAAAGAACTATTAAATCCAATGAGAGCAATATTTACCTATACTCAAGGTAAGTATAAATTAATAATAGAAGATTCAGGAAGTTCAGCATTAAGTATTACTAAAGATTATATTATTGGTGGTATTAAAATTCTTGGAGAGAAGAAAAATTCTAAATATAATAGAGTTATAGGAACATTCACTAACCCAGACAAAAACTGGCAAGAGGATATAGTTACATTTCCACCTTATGATGATTCTTATTTACCAGTAGCAGATCAATATGCAACTTTATTAGCAGAAGATAATGGAACTAAATTAGAGGGTCAATTTGATTTCAAAAATATTACTAATCCATATCAAGCAGAAGAACTTTGCGAGATTATATTAAGAAGATCAAGAAATGCTTTAGCAGTAGAATTAAGATGTACTTCAGAAGCTTTAAATTTAACAATAGGAGATATTGTTGATTTAACTTATGTAACTGGTGGTTTTAGTGCAAAACCATTTAGAGTTATGGGTCTTGCTATTAATTCAGATAGTACAGTTGATTTGCAATTAACTGAACATCAAGATAACTTTTATACTTGGAGTTCTAAAGCACAAGCACCTACAATAGCTGATACAACTTTACCAAATCCTAACAACGTATCTGCACCTGCTTCAGTTACATTAGATGACCAATTAATTGAATATTCAGACGGAGTTGTTATTACTGCTTTAAATGTAACTATAGGTGCTTCACCAGATAGTTTTGTGGACTACTATCAAGTTGAATATAAACGATCTGATGAAACTGATTATATTATTCATGGACAAGGAAAAGGTTTAGAACAAAGAATATTAAACGTGATTGATGGAGACACTTATAATGTAAGAGTAAAAGCATTTAATACTTTAGGAGTTTCTTCTACATATACTTCTGCATCAAGAACTATTGTTGGTGGATTATTACCACCTGCTAACGTAGAAGATTTTTCTTGTAACATTATTGGTCGTGATGCTCACTTGTCTTGGACACAAATACCAGATTTAGATTTAGCTTATTATGCAATTAGATTTAGTACATTAACAACTGGTGCTGAATGGCAGAACTCAGTTTCACTTGTTGAAAAAGTTGCAAGACCAGCTACTTCAGTTACAGTTCCAGCTAGGATTGGTTCTTACTTAATTAAAGCTGTAGATAAAAATGGAAACTTCTCATCTAATGAAGCTATTATTTCTACTAACATACTTCAGATTGGAAACTTTAATGCTATTGTTACACAAACTGAATCACCTACATTCTCAGGAACTAAAAGTAATGTTTATGTTGCTAGTGGTGCTTTAAGATTAGATTCTACTGAAAGTTTTGATTCTGCTGTTGGACTATTTGATTCTGCTACTGCTTTATTTGATGCTGGTGTTACTACTTATGATTTATATTCTGAAGGTTATTATTTATTTTCTTCTCCTATTGATATTGGTGGAAGTTATACTGTTCGTGTAACTGCTTCTCTTACACAAACTGTAGATAATATTGATAACTTATTTGATAGTGCTACTGGCGACTTTGATGATGGTGCTTCTAACTTTGATGGAGACTCTCCTGCTAATTGTAATGCTCATTTAGAAATTGCTACTTCTACTGACAATATAACTTATACTGCATTTAGAAATTTTGTAGTTGGTGATTACACAGCTAGATATTTTAAATTTAAACTTGTTATGAGATCAGAAGATTTAGCTTCTACTCCAGTTGTAAGTGCATTGAGTGTATCTATTGATGTTCAAGATACTATTCAAAGTGGAAATGATATTGTAAGTGGAACTGGTACTTATACAGTTACCTTTACAAGACCATTCTATTCTGTTAATTATGCTATTGGTATCACAAATCAAGGAATGGCTACTGGTGATTACTATACGTTAAATAGTAAAACTATTAATGGTTTTAATATAGCATTTAAAAATAGTGCTGGTACTGGAATAAGTAGAACTTTTGATTATATTGCAAAAGGATTTTAATTAAGATATTAGATAGATATGGCACAACACGATTATAACATAGCAAATCAATCATTCCCTTCATTTAGAAGCGATTTAAATAACGCACTTTCAGCTATTCAAACAAACAATTCAGGAACATCAAGACCAACTGGTGCTGTAGCTGGTCAAATTTGGTTAGACACAACTAATGCAACTTCTCCAACTTTAAAATTTTTTGATGGAACTGACGACATATCTCTTGCAACAATTAACTATACTGCAAACACAGTTGATTGGTTAGATTCTTCTGTAACAATAACTGGACTTTCAACAACTGCAACTGGAACTGTTTTAACATTATCTGATACAGCATCAACATCTTCTGTTAATTTAATTATTGATAATCAAAAAGAAATTCGTTTTAGAGAAACAACAGCTAACGGAACTAACTATGTTGCTTTTAAAGCACCAGCTAGTTTAAGTGCAGATATAACTTACACATTACCAAGTGCTGATGCAACAGTAAGTGGACAAGCATTAACTTCAAATGCTTCAGGAACATTATCTTGGACAACAATATCTGCTGGAACATCTTGGCAATCAGTACAAACTTCTGGTTTTACTGCTGTTGCTGGTAGAGGTTATCCTTGCAATACAACATCATCTGCATTTACAGTAACATTACCTGCTTCTGCAACTGCTGGAGATTATATTCAAATAGTAGATTATGCAGGAACTTTTGCTACAAACAAAATTACGTTAGGTGCTAATGGATTAAAAATTGAAGGTGGAACATCAGATAAAATGCTTACAACAAATAGAGAAGCTGTAACTTTAACTTATGTAGATGCTACACAAGGTTGGGTCGCTTCATCTGGAACAAATTATGGCACACAATCAATAGACCCATTGTCTTATTCAATAGATTTTTTAGTAGTAGCTGGTGGTGGAGGAGGAGGAAGTTCAGACCATGCAGGAGGAGGAGGTGCTGGAGGATATAGAACATCTACTCAAGATGTTAATCCATCAACTGTTATTACAATAACAGTAGGTGATGGTGGTGCTGGAGGAATAAATGGTGGTTCTGGTACAAACGGAACAAAAGGAACTCAAGGTTCATCTTCTTCAATTTCAGGTTCAGGTTTAACAACAATAACATCTGCTGGAGGTGGCGGTGGTGCAACTCAAGCTACTGGTCAATCAACAGCAGGAGATGGTGGTTCTGGTGGAGGTGGTGGTTCAGGAAACACTCCATACACTGGTGGTTCTGGAAACACTCCAAGTACATCACCAAGTCAAGGAAGTAATGGTGGTGCAGGTTCTCCGGGAACAGCACCAAGTTATGGTGCTGGTGGAGGAGGTGGTGCTGGTGCAACTGGTGGTAATGGAACTGGAACAACTGGAGGAAATGGTGGAAATGGTACAGCTTCATCAATTACAGGTTCTTCAGTAACTTATGCAGGTGGAGGTGGAGGTGCTTGTGTATCAACACCAGCAGGTTCAGGAGGAACTGGTGGTGGAGGTGCAGGTTCAATAGGTGCTGGTTCTGCAGGAACAGCCAATACTGGTGGTGGTGGAGGTGGTTCTGAAAGGAATCCTAGAGCAAATGGTGGTGCAGGTGGAAAAGGAGTTGTAATACTTCGTATGCTTTCAACAAAATATACAGGAACAACAACTGGTTCTCCAACTGTTACAACAGATGGAAGTTATAAAGTTTTACAATTTAATTCTTCTGGGAGTTATACAGCATAATGGCATCTTTCGCTAAAATAGGATTAAACGGAAAAGTAATTGAAGTTCTTTCAGTTAATAATGAAGTATTAAAAGATTCAAATGGAACTGAAAGAGAAGATATTGGTATAGATTTTTTAACTAAACTCACAGGTTATCCTATATGGAAACAAACATCTTACAATACTCATGGTGGTGTACATGATAATGGTGGAATACCTTTTAGAAAAAATCATGCTGGTATAGGATATACTTATGACGAAGATAGAGATGCTTTTATACCACCAAAACCATTTAAATCTTGGATATTAAATGAGAATACTTGTAATTGGGAATCACCAATATCGTATCCACAAGACGAAAATAAATACCTTTGGAACGAAGAAACTTTATCTTGGAAAATAATAGAATTATAATATAATAATTTATAATTATGGAAGGTGCAGTTAAAACTATTGATAATTTTTTAGACAATAATACTTTTTTAAATATAAAAAAATTATTATTTAGTGTTCATTTCCCATATTACTATCAATCTGCTGTAGCCAATAATCAAGATGTTGCAGATTTTTATTTTAATCATACATTTTATTTAAACAATCAACAACAAAGTTCAGCTTTTGCTGATGTTGTTATGCCAATAATAGGAAAATATGGTTTTAAAAAATTACTTAGAGCAAAATGCAATTTATACACAAGAAAAGAAAAACAAATACCAAATGCTTTTCATTTAGATTTTGAAATACCACATACTGTTTTATTGTATTCAGTTAATACAAACAATGGATATACAATGTTTAAATCAGGAGAAAAAATATATTCAAAAGAAAATCAGTTAATTATATTTGATGGTCTTTTAGAACATTGTTCTGTTGCACAAACAGATGAAAAAATTAGAGTAAACATTAATATAAATATAGAATAATGATTGAGTCTACAATAAATGGAATATTTCCAACACCAATATATACTTCTAAATTAAATAGAGAAATATCTACAGAAGAACTATCTCTTATTAATAAAACTAAATTAGACGTTTATAAAAATGAAGGCAATACTACTTCTAATGATAATTATATTCTTAATAATAAAGAATTTAAAAATTTAAAAGAAGAATTAAATTTAAGAGTACAAGATTATTTTAATAAAATTGTTTCACCAGCTAATAATATTACACCTTACATTACTCAGTCTTGGTTAAATTATACTGAAACAAATCAATATCATCATAAACACGAACACCCAAATTCATTAGTATCAGGAGTTTTTTATATTAACTGTCATGAAGAACATGATAAAATTAAATTTTTTAACGATACATACAAAACAATAAAATTAGAAGTTAAAGAATGGAATTTATGGAACTCAGAATCTTGGTGGTTTACTGTTAAAACTGGAGATATAATATTGTTTCCATCTTCATTAACTCACATGGTAGAAACTAAACAAGGAGATAATACAAGAATAAGTTTAGCTTTTAATATTTTTATAAAAGGAACAGTTGGTAATAATAAATCATTAACAGAACTTAAATTATGATTATTAGAAAATTAAATATAGAAGAAACTATTAAAATGTTTACAACCGAGCATGGTTTTGCTTGGGGTATTAATACAGTAATAAAAGCATTAGTACCAAAATCTAATTATGATTTAACATCTAATGGTGGAACATTTATTATAGACAGATGGGATAGTATATATCCACAACCTACATCACAAGAAATTAGAGATGAATATATTAGACAACAAACTATCGCAGAATTTATTGACTATCTTAAATGTAAAAATTTTGACATTAACAAAATAACATCATAATAATAAAACAATGATTATATTTATTTTAGGAATTATTCTTGGTTTATATTTAGAATGGAAGTTTGAGATTGCCAAATATATTATTGAATCAGTTAAAGAACATTTAAATATTAAATAGTCTTGTAATTTTATTGCAACGCACCATATACCTTGCATGGTATATACAATAGAAGAAAATAACTTTTACTCAAAGGAGAACTCAATGTTAAATTATTCTGACATTAAGAACTACTGGTCTAAATTCTATGCAGATGCTTTTGAAGATGTTAAATCATTTTGGAAGAACTACGCAGATACAGTAGAAAAATTTTATAAAAAATAACTTTATTAAAACACAATAGTTTGATATTACTGCACAAAAATTTAATGTGCATTTTCAAACTTTGGATTGGTGGGTGCGTCTTGCTAAAGTCTTGCAAATGCTTAAACGACTATGGCAAGAACTCACAACGAAGAACTTATATCTCTAAGGGGACATATCACAGGAATTAAACGAGAAGTTAAATTACTAAGCACATCAGTATATAAACTGGAAAAGAAGGTGGAGAACCTTTATTGGTCTATACTTGTTGCTACTGGTAGTTTATCTTTAGCTTTAATCGTAATATTTCTAAGTAAGTAAGTATTGCCAAATAGTACAAATACAACTAACTGGTTGTGTATATGAAAAATAAACGAATCTTAGTCATATCTGACTTACACTTTCCTTTTGCTCATAAAGACTGGCATGGATTTCTAACTAAATTAAAAGCCAAATACAAACCCGATACAGTAATTAATATTGGTGATGAAATGGACTTTCATTCAATCAATGTATCTCACACAATAGACCCTGATCTTCCATCTCCTAAAGATGAATTAGAACTTGGTAAAAAAGAAATACAAAAACTTCATAAACTATTCCCACAAATGACTTTGCTAGAATCAAATCATGGTTCTATGGTTTTAAGACGTGCTATGGCAAAAGG